TGCAGACTTAGATTTGTTTTACTGTATGCAATCTGGTGTAAAAAGTAATATTCACAGAGATACTTACGACGTATATATCTTAGGGGTTTTTGGTAGAACATTGTACAAAATAGAGGATAAAGAATATATGGTAGAACCAGGCAGTATTTTACATATACCAAAAGGACATTTACACGTAGCTATTGGTTTAGATCCTAGAATAATTATATCCTATGGCTTAGGTAGTGTTTGATATCTGATTTATAGTGTAATATACTTTCTTTTTTAAAAACAGGATTTTATATGTTACAAAAACTAGGGTTTTTACCAGGATTCAACAAACAAGTTACATCAACAGGAGCCGAGTCGCAATGGACCGGCGGTACTAATGTACGTTTTAGGTATGGTACGCCAGAAAAAATAGGTGGTTGGAATCAATTAGGTGATAGTAAACTTACTGGTGCAGCTAGAGGTTTACATCACATGGTTAATAAACAAGGTATTAAATATGCTGTTATTGGAACTAATAGAATTTTATATGCATATTCAGGAGAAGTTTTCTACGACATACATCCTTTAGTTAATCCATCCGGTACAGCTATTACAAGTGCATTTAGCACGGTTAACGGATCACCGACTGTTACTATTACATTTTCAACAACAACTTCTTTTCAAGCAGGCGATATTATATTATTTGGTGATGTAAGTACCTTTAGTGCAATTACTAATTCCAATTTTAGTGCAGCAGATTTTGCTGATAAAAAATTTATGGTATCAAGTGTACCTAGTAATAATTCAATTACTATTACAATGCCTGGTAATGAAAGCGGGTCCGGTGCTACTACTTCTGGAGGTATTACTTTTTTTCAATATTATCACGTAGGTCCAGCAGAACAAGTTGGGGTTTTTGGTTACGGTATTTCACAGTGGGGTGGAACATCAACAGCTCCTCAAACAACTACATTAAATGGATCATTATCTGCTAACTCAGCGGGAACAGGTGGAACTGGAACTAGTATTGTTTTAACATCTGTATTAAATTTTCCAACGACAGGAACTAATTTTATACAAGTAGGTACTGAAGAAATTTCTTACACAGGGGTAAATACAGGAACAAATACTCTAACCGGAATAACTAGAAATGTTAGAGGAACAACGAATGCTTCCCATAGTACAGGAGCCACAGTTACAAATTATAGTGATTTTTCTGGTTGGGGTCAATCATCAGCTGACACAGATACTGTAGCTGAACCTGGTATGTGGTCATTAGATAATTTAGGTAGTACATTGATTGCTTTAATTTTTAATGGTGAATGTTTTGAATGGAATGCAGATGCAACTAATGCAACAGCAACAAGAGCAACTATTATATCTGGTGCACCTACAGCGTCTAGAGACATGTTAGTATCTACTCCGGATCGTCACTTAGTATTTTTTGGAACAGAAACAATAATAGGTGACAAGACTACACAAGACGATATGTTTATAAGATTTTCATCTCAAGAAAATATAAATGACTATCAACCTACAGCTGAGAATAGTGCTGGTACACAAAGACTGGCCGCTGGATCACGGATCATTGGTGCTAAACTTGGAAGAAATGCATTGTATGTATGGAGTGATACAGCTTTATTTACTATGAGATTTGTTGGAACTCCTTTTACATTTGCTTTTGAACAAGTTGGTACTAACTGTGGATTGATTGGTAAAAATGCAGCTGTTGAAGTTGATGGTGCTGCGTACTGGATGTCTGATAATGGTTTCTTTAGGTTTACCGGTAAACTAGAATCAATGGACTGTTTAGTAGAAGACTATGTTTATGACAATTTAAATACAACATCTAATCAAATGGTTTATGCAGGCATTAATAACTTGTTTGGTGAGGTTACGTGGTTTTATCCAGAAGCTGGATCAAATGTAAATACTCAGTCAGTTACTTATAGTTATTTAGATTCAACTTCTAAAAGACCTATATGGTTTGTAAATGCAAGTCCTTTATTTATTAGAACTTCATGGCAAGATTCTGCTGTGTTTGGTTTACCTCATGCAACTCAATATGATGCAGGAACAGATACATCTTTTGATGTAGTTGGTAATGCAGAAGGGATTTCATATTACTATGAACATGAAACAGGAGTTAACCAGGTAAGATTAGGTGTAACAACAGCTATTCCAGCTGATATTACTTCTGGTGACTATGATATTACACAAAAAGTTGTAAGAGGTGCTGCAACCAACCTAGGTGATCTTAGAGGTGATGGTGAAAACATTATGAGAGTTAGTAGAATTATACCAGATTTTATAGCACAACAAGGAAATGCTATAATACAATTAGATTTAAGAAATTATCCAAATGATGCTGCAGCTAGTTCATCACTTGGACCTTTTACTGTATCATCTTCAACCGATAAAGTAGACACACGTGCTAGAGGTAGAGCTATAGCTCTTACAATATCTAATACAGCTGTAGATACCAGTTGGAAATTAGGAACCTTTAGGTTAGATATACAAACTGGAGGAAGACGATAATGATAGATAAAAGAATGATGTATGCACAAGGTCAAAGAGTTAGATTCAGAGGTGGTGGAATGGATATGGGTAATGAATCCAACCAATCTCAAAGTGCTTCTATGGGAAATAGTACTTCTAATAATACTTCTAATAATACTTCTAATAATAATGATAATAGTAATGATGGACCTAGAGGTCCTCAAGAACTAGGTACTTCAACTAGAACAGTTAATAAAACTACAGCGCCAGAAGCTTATGAAATGATTGGTGGTGAAAAATTTAATGTAACACCAGACACAAGAGATGACAGAGAAAGAGCAAGGGTTAAAGCTGATATAATGAAAGCACCTATTCCAAATTTTACACCTAAAGGTATAGAATATTTTAAAAATAATGAATTAGTTAATACTTTTGCACCTAAAAAAAATCAATTTAATATGTTTAGTTTATTAGGTAATGCAGCTTTATTTGCAATCAACCCAGTGTTAGCTGCAAAATATAACAAAGCAAAAAGTATTTACAAAGGTGCAAAATTTGCAAAAGATCTTATCCAACCTTATACAACTAAAAATTTAAATAAACCGTTTGAAGTTATAGAAAGTTTGACTGAAAACATAGGGCTTAAAGATAAAAATGTTATAAAATCTTTTAAGGATTCTTTTACAAATAACCTAACTTCTAAAACTAAAACTAAACCTGTTATTAATACAAATACAGACAACGATAGTAGAGATGGAATAGCTTCATTAGAAAATGCAAATGCATTGCAAGATGAATATTCAATATTGTTTCAAAAATTGCAGACAGGAAATATCAGTGATGCAGAACGAACTAGATACACTATGTTAAAAAATATGTTAGGAATATAATGGCTAAAATTGTACAATCATTAACCAGAGCAAGTTCAGAATACGAAGAAGATGTAGCACAGTCTTTGGTAAGAGATTTAGATGCAGTGTTAGAGAAATTAAATACAACGTTTCAAGAAGAAATAAAACAGGAGATAGAAGCTAGAAGTTTCTTTTTAGATTAATGGCAGTAGTAAACCAATATAAATTTAAAGGTATAGATAATAATACAAGTGGTAGTGCACTTACACCATTAGGTGCTAGTATTCCTGCAGTTAACGAAACGATAGTTATCAAATCTATACTTGTTACATCAGCTGGTACACCAAGTGTGACTGTAACAAACAATAGTATTACAGCTATTAAATCTGCAGCATTAACAGCTAATGTTACAACAGAATTATTAACCCAACCATTGATAATTGAAGGTGGTACATCTTTTACAGTACAATCAAGCACAACAGATTCGTTTGATGTAGCTATTAGTTATCTAAACATTAAGAAAGAGGTAACAACATAATGAATGATCAAGTAATAGAACTAACACCAGAAAAGATAATAACAAAAATTACGAACAAGAAAACAGGTGAGGTTTATGAGACTGAAGAAGCTTTAAAAGCTGCTAATATACCTGAAGAGGACGTGCAAAGAGACGTGACAGTTATTATGCCAGCTCTTGATTTGTTCGCAAAAACCAAGTAAAGTAGAAAAACCATGGGAATAGAAGATATACAAATTTCAGAAGAACTAGAGACTAACGCACCATCTATAAAGTATAGTGGTAATGAAGGTCCTAAATCTCCGCAACAAATGCAGGAGATGATGATGGCTCAAATAGAAGAAGAATACTCTAAGTATCTTGATGATATGATAGAACAAGGATTAGATCCTATGTCTTTCGAACAATTTTTAGATCAAGCAATGGCCGAAGGACAAATGTCTGGTGGCACTCCATTACCAAACGATCCTACAAAACCAGTTAATCCTTTTCAACCTAAACCTACAGGACCAGTATTACCTGACAGAC